AAAGCACTAACGCAACAGCAACAAAACACAATCAATGAAGTGATTGAGTATTTAGAACAACAAGCAAAAAGGAGCAACAATGATTAAATTTATGGTGTTTATCAGCACAATGATAGCAGTATATGGGGTGTTATGGTATTTCAGCACCAGTTTAGGCTTGTAAACTTTTACCAACGCTTAAAAGACTGATATAGTTGTTTTACCAAAATAGATAATTTTAGGTTTTACCTTTACCAAAATCTAGCAATGAAGGGCTTTACCTTTACCAAACCAAACTTGTGAAGGGCTTTACCTTTGTGTTCAATCAATCAACAGCAGTATAACAATGAACAGTTCTAGCACTATGACTGTGTGATACACTGTCCACAGCACTGTCTGTTTGCTAACATCTTTGTATATTACACGTTGCTTGTCTTGATACTCTACTTGTATTATGCTGGGTTTACTCACTGCTGGTTCTTTCTGTCTGTGAGTTTGTTGATCAATTCGAATGCTACTTTTACCTTTTCTTCTAGCACTTTGATACGATAGTGTGCCTGTGCCAGTGTTACTATCAACAGCACGAATGCTACAAAGATGGGCCACAGTGCTGTCAGTGTTGATATGTCCATTAAAAATTCCTTTCTATCCAACTGTGCAATTCCCATATTAGATACACACAAAATGCAAGGGTCAGCCAAACTGTGATCATGAGAACCAAACTATCAGCACGTATCTTGTGCCTGTTGTAACTGGTGTTATCTCATGTGGATAACAAAAGTTGCTGGGAAATACCACAGCATCACCAGTGCGTAAATCAGGCACTTGATATTGACCTTGCCAGAATCGTAGTGCTCCACCCTCGTAATCTTGATTCAGTATCATGCTACAACTCAATGTTCTATTGGCTCCACCATAATGATCTATGTGTTCTTCAAATTTATTGCCTGCTCCATATCTGATCAACTGTACACCTGTGTGTTCTGTGGCTTTGTGATAGTAAGGATACTGTTGTATGATGTGTTTGAGTGCTGTTTGTATGTTGTGCCAGCGTGGTCCATGCTGTTGGTCCAACATGGTGAATTGACAAATGCGTGTGTTGGTTACTGCGTTTTGTGTGTTTGTGAGGGCACTCTCGGCTGTGGCCCAGCCCGACCATGCGTCTGTGCTGTCGGGCAGTGTACGGCTCCATTCAATGATTTCATCACATGTGCTTTGGCTCAATAGGCCCCTAAACTCCGCGATGTATTGCCGTAGGTCCAATTGGTTGGCTAGTTGCATTAACCACCCAGTCTAGATAGTTGTTCGTACAGATTGTATAGTTTTTGTCTGTGTGTCTCTCCAACAGGATCTCCTGGAGGCAGTTTGAATTTGTCATCCTGTCTCATGGATCTGATGTCTTCTCTGACGCTGTTTGCGTCTCTGGTTGCTGATGCTTGTGTGTTTGTTATTGGATTTGGCATTCTGTTGTTGCTCATCAGTTGTTCTAAAAACTGTATGCCTTCTGCTGTGTCTACCAATGGTTGATCCAACATACGCTGTGGCAGTGTGCCTGCATACTTTTTAACTGCTTCCAGTCTGTCTGCATACTCGTTGCCCCACTGTTGTTGCAGTGATGATTGTTCTTGATCTAGATCAACTCTGGGTGTGTTTGCCATTTGTTGTTGCAGTTTGCCCATTTGATCTGAGTACAATGCCATTGCTGTTTTAACTTGATCCTGTGTGAATCCTGATTTTTTAAACACGTCAGTTACTTCTTTGTTTAGGTCCTCTGGCATTTCATCCAGTCCCATGTCTTTGGTCATGCTAAAATCGTATGCATCAGGCACGTTGTTGGTGCTGACTTTCTTTTCTAGTTCAGTGTATGACTTGGCTAGGTCCTCTGGTGTCTTAAACTTCTCTGGTAGCCACTCGGGTCTTTCAGGTGGTGTAGCGGCCTCTTGTTCAGGTGTCGGTACAGTTTCTACTGGTGCTTCTGGATTTGTATCTATTAAGTGCTCCGTTGTTACCGGTGCTTGTGTGTTGTCTTCTGGCATTAGATTATATGTTCCTTATTGTTTGTTTGAACACTGCGTTCACGGCACATATTATCGATCCTTCGCAACAACTGTTGCTGTGCCACTTGATACACTGCGGCATAGGGATTTGGTGAATCGCTGGTGACTCTGGTTTGGTGTATGACCCTGTTTAGGTCTTCATACACTGCCTTGCCAGCCGGTGATTCAAATAGTTGTCGATAGAATTGTTGTAATTGCGTTTGTGAGTTTTTCATGTTCAGTTTTTTTAGTTACAGTTGTGTTTCGTTTACAACTCTATTTATATGTACTAAACTGAAGGTGGCTGATTTTGGTCTTGTAACTGCTGTGCCAATGCCTGCAACTGTTGTGACTGCTCTTGTTGTGATTGTTGATCCAATGTTTCTTGTACTTCTGATTCTGATTTGACTACTTCTGGTGACATATCACCATCTCTTAATATTTTACGTGCAAGTTTTTGTAGATCTAAATTAACCAATGCGTTTGGACCCAACTGTGTGATTGTTTGTACCAACTGTAAGTCTCTAGTAATCTCTGTTAGTGCAATACCTCTTTTGACTGCAGAGTTTACAACCAATTCTGATATTGGACCAAATCTAGCAAAGTCTTCAATCTCACCTTTTAATTGCAATCTCTTGATAAGATTACCAACCAATGGTCTTAAAAATTCTTGTTCTAGTCTTAATCCACTAGGACCTATTCTTCTGTAGAATTCTGACTGCCTAATCTGTACTTCTGTTGCAGTTTGATATTTTGATTCCTCTGGTGGTAATATTGCATCATTGAACATCATACGTCTGATCATTGCTCTGTGATCATTAATTGTTGCTTCAGTGATATTGAGTTGTCCAGGAAATGGTATTGCTTGTAAAGGGGAATCTACAGTGATTACATCTCCTGGTCTCAATTTCATGTTGCTGAAATTTACTGCTGTGTCTGAATTAACCTGCCAACTACCTAGTGCTAGATAACTTGCGGCTTCCATAAACAACATCTGTGCTTCATTAACTACTCTAATATGCGGCAATGCTTCCCTTACAGGACTTGTGCCCCACATATCTCCCACTGTTTTAGAAAAACGAAAGACAGTGAACATTTGCACTGGCATTTGATGTGAATACAATATGTCCATTTCTTTGCCCACTTGTACAGTGTATGTAAAATTTTCTTGGTTTGGTGGTCTAAAACAACTCTCCAAAACCTTGTGTGTTTTGTAAGGATTTTTTGAACAGTCCTTTAATGTTTCTTCTGGTAAATTTTCTTTGTAATTCTCTAATAGGTAATGACCTGGTAATTCGTGTTCTCTGAAAACAGTTTCAATCTGTCCTTGATAGTTGTCTAGGAAATACAGTTGGTGACTGGGAACTGCCACGAAGTCAATGCTCTTGTCTTCGTACATACCTATACAACCACATCCTGATATAACAGCATCAGTCAATGCTTCAGATGCCGCTATGTAAAAATTGCTGTCTCTGATTGTTTTGAAAACTTTTCTGTTTGCAAGGTCCAATGCTTTTTTTACATCAGTCGCTACTCTCTCCTGTAGATCTTCTCGCACGGAAAGAGTGGCCCATTGTTGGTTTTGCGGAATCAACAAATTAAGGATCGTGGATACTAGTGTCTGTACACCGTCTGGTGCAGTTGAATCAAATATCTTTGTTCTGTCTGTTGCATTTGCATCTTTTCTATAGATGTCTCTGTTGGGTCTTGTGTAAAGGTACGCTTCAGAAATTTCTGATTCGTGTTTGTCTCTTTCTTGTTTGGCAAGTTTGTATGCCTTTGCGATGTAATCTTTCATCTAATTATTGATTTGATAGAGTTTTAAAATCTGATCCTAGGCCGCTTTGTTCTGTTATGCCTAAAAGTCCACCTGTTCTTTGTGTGATTAAACTGCTTCTACCTCGTCTACCCCTTCTTGATCTTTGTTGTGCTAGTGCGGCTTTTTTTCTTTCCGCTTCCATTTCACCAGCCATTCTATCATCTGCATCTGCCTGCAGTTGTCTTTGAATTTTTAATTGTTGATCTGCTTGTTCTTCTGCACTAGGCATCTTTGGTGCTTTAGGTATACACATTAGTAACCACCTCCTAAAAATCTAATAACATTTTGTGCTGTTCTAATATTTGGTTGTAATAAACTTTGTCTCTGTGGTGCCGCTCCTAATTCTTCTTCACTTACACCTAATGCACTTGGTCTCTGTGTGATAAGAACACCTCTGCCTCTTGCGGCCGCTGTTCTTGTCTGTCCTACACCTCTTGATCTACTTGATGTTGGAGTCGGTGCTGGTGCTGGTGATGGAGCCGGTGGTGGTGGTGGTGG